GGACCTATCGGCCCCATGCAGCGTAATAGACCGATAGTAGGAGCCAGACAGTTTCCCCGAACTGACCTGTGGCCTGCGAACTAACAACGAATAGAAGGGTGGGTTGCTATGAGCAACAACAACTGGGATGAAGAAGACGATGACTTTGATACAGACATCGATAACTCTGACGGAAGTGACTTGGTAAAGAAGTTACGGAAAGCAAAGCGTTCGGATGAAAAACGTATTAAAGAACTCACAGAGCAACTTGAGGTATTTTCCAAGGCGCAGCGTGAGTCAACCGTTAAGGAAGTCCTTGAAAAGAAGGGCGTAAATACTAAAGCAGCACGGTTAATCCTAAAGGATATTTCCGAAGTTAATGAAGAGTCAATTAATAATTGGCTATCTGACAACGGAGATTTAATTGGGTATCAGCCTAAGTCAAACAATGACGACACTAATCTTGCGGCATTACGCCAGCAAGATGTTGTGACGCAGCAGGGTATTTCGCCAGATAAAGCAAATGATATGAACGCTCGTCTAAATGGCAATTTTGAGAGCGCTGAAGATTTTATTGCTTTTCTTCAATCACAACAATAATATCCGTTCATAGTCAAGGAGACTAAAAAACATGGCAAACGCCTTTACAGATACATCGAGCGGTTCGTTCGGTGGTACAGTAGGTGGCGCAGGTCTCGTTCAGAAGGCATACGACCGCCTTCTCGAGTTCGCTCTCCGTTCAGAACCCCTAATTCGTTCTGTCGCAGATAAGCGCCCCGCACGTCAAGCAATCCCAGGTTCAACAGTAGTTCTACAGAAGTACGTTGACCTTGATGCAGCAACATCAACACTCACAGAGACAGTTGACCCAGATGCAGTAGCACTGACAACTCCTACCTCTATTACAGTAACACTTAATGAGTACGGTAACGCAGTTCTAGTAACTCGCGCATTGGAACTCTTCTCACTTGCAGATGTAGACCCAGCAATTGCTAACATCATTGCATATAACCTTGCAGATTCTATCGACAAGGTTGCAATGACAACTCTACGCTCAGGTACAAACAACATCTTCGCAGGTAATGCGACATCAGTTGCAACAATTGATGCAGCAGATACACTAGACTCAGCAGACATTCGTCGCGCTGTAGCAAAGTTGCGTTCTAACAAGGCTAAGGGCCGTCGCGGAAATCAATACTGGGTTGGTATTCACCCAGAAGTTTCACACGACCTTCGTGCTGAAACAGGCGACCTTGGATGGCGCTACCCACAGTCACAGTCTGCCTCTGAATCAAGCAAGATTTGGGCTGGAGAAATTGGTGAGTACGAAGGCGCGTTCTTCGTAGAATCATCACGTTTGTTTAATGACAAGACAGGTGCAGACCAGACAGCATTGGCAACAACAACAGCAACAGTAGCAGGAACATCAGCAGGATTTACTATTGGTGTTGCTTCATCATCTGTTATTGCATCTCGTGCTGAAGTTGGCGACAAGATTGCTGCAACAGGTATTGCATCTACTGCAAAGATTGCTTCTATTGCAACAAGTGGTTCAACAACAACCATTACAGTTACTGTAGCAAACACTGCAGCAGTAACAGTAGGAGCAACAGTAACTGTAACTCCAGTAACACGTGTCTTTGACACAATTGCATGCGGTTCACAGGCAATGGCGGAAGCCGTAGCAGAAGAACCACACGTAGTTATTGGTAACGTAACTGATAAGTTAATGCGTTTCCGCCCAATGGGTTGGTACGGCGTACTTGGTTTTGCAGTTTACCGTGATGAGGCTCTATTCCGAATCACAGCAGGTTCATCAATCGCTGCTAAGTAGTAGTTAATTGACTGTAGGGCTGGGGCAACCCAGCCTTATGGTGAGTCCACTAAAGGAGAATAAATGTCTAACTGGTTATTTAAGACACCAATAGTTGAAGAAGGTCCTGCAGGCATGCACAGACTATTTGAGTTTTACAAGTTAGACCGTGGTATATCTATTGTATTAAATACTAATGGACAATACCAGCAAATTCGTTATCCACTTGATTCTGATTTGCCAACCTATCCTGTTGTCTATCGTGGTGGTTACAACCATACAGTAGATGATGCTACTAAGGCAGCGCTTATTGCTGGTGGTGTAGGAGTAACGGAAGCAAACTTTACGGAAGTATGAGCCTACATCAAATACAGACACATCCTGAATATGTAGAAGGATGTTTTGGGTGCAAGGTTATGACCCTTGAACTAGGTACAGGTGATGCTGACTCTCGTCGTCAAAGACCACAGAGAGCGTTTAACCAAGAACTAAATGCTTACAATGAGGCCAGAGCACAGGGTATACAACCTGGCGGTACATCAATGCAAAGGATTCGTGAAGCCGAAAAGGCTTCCGAAGTATTAGGCAAGCCATACAACTCGAACACAATGCCTGATGCAAACAAAGTAAATAAATCAACCGCAGCAGTAATGAAAGAGATAGGACAAATATAATGCCAATGGTCGGAAATCAAGAGTTCCCATACACAGCAGCAGGTAAGATGGCAGCAAAGAAGGCTGCCAAGAAGACTGGTATGCCAATGAAGAACACAGCCAAAAAGACAGCAAAGAAAATGGCTATGAAGAAAATGGGCAAGAAGAAGTAAATGACTCCTAAAAAGAAAACGCCAGCAGAAGTTAGAGATATTCAAACACGTATTAAGCCACGTAAACTTACAACTTTTGAAAAGTTGCTTGTTAAATACAAAGGCGATATTACAAAAATCCCTGGCTTTCAAGACGGAAAAGGAACAGAGTAAACAATGGCTAAATCTCCAGCATGGACGCGTAAAGAAGGCAAGAATCCTAAAGGAGGACTTAACGCAAAAGGTCGTGCATCCTATAAGGGTGGCACTCTTAAGGCTCCTGTTAAATCTGGAGACAACCCACGCAGGGCATCCTTCCTAGCACGGATGGGTGGGATGCCAGGCCCAGAGCGCAAGCCTGATGGCTCGCCTACTCGTTTGCTTCTATCACTGCAAGCATGGGGTGCTTCTTCAAAGTCAGATGCAAAGGCTAAGGCTGCTGCTATCTCTAAGAGAAATAAG